AAACCATATTATAGAACAATTACATGTGTACCCGCACAAGAAGTAGAATTTAGAGGAATTTAACATGGCAGTACCTAAAAGAAAAAACGATATTTCAGTCTACACTGGAAATCAATTAGTGGATAGACGACAGGAGTTATTAGATCGAATTACAAAATCCGATACTAATCTTCCCGAATCAATTATGCACGATGATTTGGATTTGGGGATGTTGGATTTTGTTAAAAATAATTTTAAAGTGATCTCCAACGGGGAACAAGTTTCGGTCATTCCTAAAATATTAACCATACAAAGATGGGGGGAATTTACGAATACGTGGGATTTCGCAGATTTAGATGGTAACGCTAAATTACCATTTATTGGTGTTATTAGACGACCTGATGTACAACCGGGTACTAACCCAATTACTCAAAGAACTATTCCCGATAGAAGAACTTTTTATTACGCATCAGTACCAACGTGGGATGGTGCCCAAATGGGTGCTGACGTTTATAAAATACCTCAACCAACCGCAATCGATATAAGTTATGATGTAACTATTGTTTGTACTCAATTCAGGGATTTAAATAAATTTAACAAAACGGTACTACAGAAATTTTCATCTCGACAAGCGTACACAACAGTAAAGGGACATTATATCCCAATTATTTTAGATTCTATTGAAGATAACTCACCTGTTGAATTGGATACTCGTAGATTCTACATCCAAAACTATAAGTTCACACTTTTAGGGTTTATAATCGATGATGAGGAATTTGAAGTAAAACCGGCCGTTAGTAGACTTTTCTTAATGAACGAGTTTATGACCGATAAGGGTGTTGAGAAAAAATACATCAATAAAGACATCGATTTAACGGTTGCAAAATTTTCATCAGACGGTAATCAAACACAATTCAGTGTGGGTGAGAGTATTGGGATATTATTCAATGTGATGATAAATGGTGTTATCCAAGAAAGGGATTTAGATTTCTATCACGTATCGGGAACATCGAAAATTTCATTCCCTCAACCTCCCGCAGAAAATGATCAAATAGTTGTGACATATTACAAAGGACGTAATAGTGTGTTTATAGATAATTTTGGTAAACCGATTCAAGTCGTTAAAGAGTATTTCACCTACGATGGTAGTACTTTAGATTTTACCGTCCAAAACGTTATTAATAGTGTCGTGACATTTGATGTGAACGGTTTGACTTATGACGAGAACTCAGGTGTTTGGCAAAAAATTTCAGACACCACTCTAAGAATTACAGATGAGATGTTCATTGGCGCCAAAATTGGTATTAACTACCTGTATTAAACCATCAATTATTCACCATAAAGATTTTTCTTTCTTTGTGTGTTTGTTTCAGTGCAATACTTATCAATCCATTTTTCTACAACTTTATAAAGTTTGTATCCATTCTCATCGCAGTAGTTTTTCAACTTCTCGTGGTGTTTATCACTGATTTTGAGGTTTTTTGTTGTTTTGTCCATATAAAAGATAAATAACGATAAAAAAAGATAAATTCCTATTCCTAAATAGAAAACTACGTAAATCTTTACTAAAAACAAAGATATTTATATAAAACAATAAAAAAAATTAACTAAAGTAATCGATGGCAAATTCAAACAGAGTATTCGTATCTCCGGGTGTATATACATCAGAGAAGGACTTAACGTTCGTAGCACAAAGTGTTGGGGTAACCACACTAGGTTTAGCGGGCGAAACATTACAAGGTCCTGCATTCGAACCAATCCTAATAAAAAGTTTTGATGAATTCAAAACCTATTTCGGACCAACGTCTCCCGCAAAATTTGGGGACGGTAATCCAAAATACGAACTTGGTTATGTAGCCAAGTCTTATTTACAAGAATCAAATCAACTTTTTGTGACGAGAGTATTAGGTTTAACAGGATACAAACCCGGCAAAACATTCGGAATCAAAGCATATGGTGGTATCACTGTAGATTTAACTACCTTAACAAACACGGTAAGTGAGACCTTATCGGGTGAAACTAACTCAATCGCAACCACATCATATCTTAATGATCTTGTGGGTAAGATCGCAACTGATGGTCAATCAGTTAAAGACTTCGTTGAGGGTATTAGTGTATCTGACGGTAAGTGGTTCACATTGGGATATGTTGATCCTAATGAATATTCGGCATTAACCCCAACATCACAAGTTTCGGGACCTATCGGTTCTTACACTAATAAGAATTGGTATAACGTATACTTCAAAGAGAATGGTTTAAACGTCATTGATGGTGTTTATTCTTATTTATTCGTATATGATGGTACCGCAGGTGGGTGGACAATTACACAGTATGAATATGCTGCAAGTGTAAATGAGTATGCAGGTACAATATTAGCGACCTTTAGATCAAGAGGTTCTTATAATGGTCAAACTTTAGAGTTGGAAGTGGAGGATAATGCTGATGTTACCTTAACAGGTGGATCTGCGTCAGACCCATTAGCCGAATTTACATTAACAGTAAATGGTTCGACCTCAGGTTTAAAAACATTCGTATGTTCTTTGGATCCATCGTCTAAAAAATATATTACAAAAGTATTAGGTACTTCAGTTTTTGATAAGACAAGATCTGATTTTCCAATACATGTTCATGAATCATACCCGAATTTGGCCTCACACTTATTTAAGTTAGGTTTAATTAGAGGTATCGATATTGGCTCATTATTATATCATGATGTTGCGAATGACTTTGTTAGTCAATGGCAAACACCAGTATCACCTACAGTGGTATCAGAAGTTCGTGGTGGTGCGGTGAGTGATTTATTTGACGTTGTTACAATTTCAGATGGTGACGCGGCAAATACACAAGTAAAATTAACAATTCAAAACGTTGATGTTGAAACAGGTGAATTCGATTTAATTGTGAGAGATTTTAACGATAAAGACGATAATCTAATCGTTTTAGAAAAGTTCACAAGATGTACAATGAACCCCGATCTACCAGGATATGTTGCAAGAAAAATTGGAACATCCGATGGTGAATATGAGTTACGTTCTAAAAGAATCATGTTGTCAATGGCATTAGATCACCCAACCGACGCATTCCCTGCAGGTTTCAAAGGATTTTCATCTCACGAAATGTCAGGTAGTTTATTAGGTAATGTTCACTACAAAACACAATTTTACGGGGCTGGCGATACTATCGGGTACTTATCAACGGGAGAACCTATCACTACAAATGGTGATAAAATTAGAAAAGTAAGTTTAGGTTTATCTGACGAGTGTGGTGTTGATTCATCTTTATTCCAATGGAAAGGATTGAATTCAGTTAATACTACTAAAGGATTCCACTTATCATCTAACGCACCGGTTGGGTACGATAAAACACCTTATGATTTAGAAGGTACCGATAAAGGATTATTGGATTCTAAGGCATACAGAAAATTCACATTCGCAGTTTGTGGTGGATTTGATGGTTGGGATGTTTACAGATCAACAAGAACAAATGGTGATGGATACATTTTCGGTAAAAATACCTACATTAGTAATCACACAACTAACGGTGGTGTCTTCAGTTCATCTATTGGTAACTCCGATTATTACGCATATGTGCAGGCGTTCGAGACATTCTCAAACCCTGAATCAGTTGATATTAACATTTTTGCAACTCCAGGTGTAGATTTCTACAACCACAGTTCATTGGTTAATCAAGCAATCGATATGGTTGAGAATGATAGAGCGGATTCATTATATGTTATTGGATCACCTAACGTTGATACTGTTGAGGAAATCATCGACAATTTAGATTTAGTTGAATTAGACACTAACTATTCGGCAACATATTGGCCTTGGATTCAAGTAAGAGATGGAGATAACGCGACACAATTATTTATTCCACCAACTGGTGAGGTAGTTAAGAATATCGCATTGACTGATAATGTATCATATCCGTGGTTTGCAGTTGCAGGTTACTCTAGAGGTTTAGTAAACGCAATTAAAGCGAAGAAGAAACTTACTTTAGATGATAGAGATGAGTTATACAAAGCGAGAATTAACCCAATCGCAACTTTCTCGGATACCGGCACAATCATTTGGGGTAACAAAACATTACAAGTTAGAGAATCCGCTTTGGATAGAATTAATGTAAGAAGATTGTTACTTAGAGCAAGAAAACTTATTTCCGCAGTGGCAGTAAGATTATTGTTTGAACAAAATGACGAACAAGTAAGAAATGAATTCTTAAGATTGGTTAACCCAATTCTTGAATCAATTAAGAAAGAAAGAGGATTGTATGAATTCCGTGTAGTGGTATCTAATGATCCGGAAGATATTGACGCGAATACACTTAGAGGTAAGATTTACATCAAACCAACAAGAGCATTGGAATTTATCGATGTAGAATTCTTAATAACTCCAACAGGAGCTTCATTTGAGAATATCTAAGAATAATAAAAAGGAAAGGGGGTACAATATGTACCCCCCTACCTACTGTAAAGTTGAGATGACCCCCAGTATACTGGAACTAGTTTTATACTAGTAATATTAATCTGGATATTAATTAACTAGTAAATTATATTCTAGTACTTACTGGGTAATAAAAAAATACGAAATAAAATTGACAAAGTCAACTCAACCAAACAAAAAATAAAAATATTTCACTAAGAGTGATATTTATAATAAGAATAAAAAAGATAACAAACAAATAGACATGGCAGATTTATTGATGAAAATGCCGGTTCCTTACGAACCGAAAAGAGTTAACCGATTTATTGTTCGTTTCCCTTCATCATTGGGAATCAACGAATGGTACGTTACTTCAGCAGCTAGACCTAGTGCGAAGATTAATTCTGTGGCCATCCCGTTCTTAAATACCTCAACGTATGTTGCTGGTAGATTTGAGTGGAATGAAATCAGAATGACATTCAAAGACCCAATTGGTCCTTCGGCATCCCAAGCATTAATGGAATGGTTCCGTTTACATGCGGAATCTGTTACAGGTAGAATGGGTTACGCTGCGGGATATAAGAAAGATATTGAATTAGAAATGTTGGACCCAACCGGAGTAGTTGTTGAGAAATGGATTCTCCAAGGTACGTTCATCACTGACCTAAACTTTAACGAGTTAGATTACTCTAGAGATGATCTA